CTGACTACTCACCACAATTATCTGGTATCTTAGATACAAATGGTAATGACATCATTATTGATAATGGCGGAGCAGTTGAAGATGATTCAAATAACGAATACATTAAATTTGCTAAAACAGCTACAGCGGTAAATGAAATAACAGTAACTAACGCAGCAGCGTCAGGAACTCCAAACATTTCTGCTACAGGTGATGATACAAATATTGATTTAAATTTAACTGCAAAAGGATTAGGCAGAGTTACATTTAATGGCACAGGTAAAATTCAAAGCCTTGCTGAAAAAGTAACTGTATCTGGTTCATTTGATTCTGACATTGACTTTGACACACAGACACAAGGTGTTGTTTTAAGCACAGCAGCAGCTACAGCAAACTTTACTGTTAATTTAAGAGGAAGCGGTTCTGCTTCTTTAGATTCAACTATGGACGTAGGTGAGTCTGTAACAGTAGCATATATTTCTAAGCAAAACGCAACAGCGTACTATAACACAACAGTAAAAGTAGATGGAACAGGAGTAACTCCAGTTTGGCAAGGTGGTGCAGCCCCTACAGCTGGTAACGTTACATCAAACGATGTTTACACATACACTGCAATTAAAACTGCAGGATCAACTTTCACAGTGTTAGCAGCGCAAACGCAGTTTGCATAATAGGAGGATATAAGAAAGATGCCAATTATAGGTTCATTCGGAGCAGGATCAGGAAGAGGTTTTGGTCAAGGAACACAAGGTGCTCCTAATTTTATATGTGCCTCGGGTGGAACTATCACTGAAAGTGGTGATTATAGAATTCATACTTTTACAGGGCCTGGAACTTTTACAATTAATTCAGTAAAAGAACCATCAAATGCAAACGTAGATTATCTTGTTGTTGCTGGAGGAGGAGGAGCGTCTTCTGGTCAACAAGGCGGCGGAGGTGCGGGTGGATATAGAGAATCATACAATCCCACAACTTCTGGTCCATACACAGCAAGTCCTTTAGCTACACCAACAAGTTTACCAGTTTCAGTTACATCTTATCCAATTACTGTTGGGGGTGGTGGAGTAGGAGCCAATCCAGCAGGTCCAGTACCTAATGCGTGTGCTACTCCAGGATCAAATTCAATTTTTTCAACTATAACTTCAGCAGGCGGTGGAAGAGGAGGAGCAGGTATATCTTATGCAGCTGGTTCTGGCGGTTCAGGCGGTGGAGCAGGTGAAGGTTTTCCAAATCCTATTGCTGGAGGAGCAGGAAATACTCCACCAACAAGTCCACCTCAAGGACAACCAGGAGGTACATATGGTCCTCCAAACGGAGGAGCAGGAACAGGCGGTGGAGGAGCTTTACAAGCTGGACAAGTTGCTCCAGGAGGATCAGGAAGTGGTGGAAACGGTGGTAATGGAGCTGGAACAGGAATTAATCCAAGTCCAACAATAGGTGCTCCAGGTCCTAATGGAGCATTAAGATATTTTTCAGGTGGAGGCGGAGGCGGCCCATACGGTCAACCTGGTGCTGTACCAGGACAAGGCGGATATGGCGGCGGCGGTGAAAGTGGAGATTGGCCAGCAAATCCACCAAGTGCACCAACAGAAGGTGTTGCAAATTCAGGCGGAGGTGGAGGAGCTTCATATAGTTTTACTGGTCCCAATCAACCAGCATCTGGTGGTTCAGGGGCAGTAATTATTAGGTATAAATATAAATAGGAATATTATATGGCACATTATGCAAAAATAAGTGAAGATAATAAAGTTTTACAAGTTTTAACTTTAGATGATTCAAATGAATTAAATTCTGAGGGTCAAGAAGAAGAAGCAATAGGTCAAGCTTATTTAGAAAAACATAATAATTGGCCAGCTCATTTGTGGATTAAAACTTCTTACAATACATTTCGTAACCTTCACTCAAAAGGTGGAACACCATTTAGAGGAAATTACGCAGGAATAGGTTTTGAATGGGATGCAAATAATCAAATTTTTTGGCCTATAAAACCATATCCATCTTGGATAAAACACAATGATTCTGTTTCTTGGAAATCTCCAATTGGTGATGCACCTGCTTTAACTGCAGAACAAACTTTTCAAAAAAATGAAGCTCGCACTCATAATTGGAATTACGTTTGGGATGAAGCTGCATATCAAGTTGATAATACAACAGGTTGGGTATTAACAAATCCTATGCCACATTTAGAGGAAAATATAGAAGAAGGGGTTTAGTATTGACAAATTCTATAGCATAATTTAAATGTGTTCTTATGCAAAAGAAAGTATTAACTGAACAAGCTTTATTCTATGGTGATGTTTCAATGCCCAAAGGTTTTGAAATAAATCCTTTAAAATTTTCTCAATCAATTTTTGAATCTTTTTACAAAAAACAAAAATTTATTTTTTTTAAAGATTGGGACAAGTTAAATACATATATCAAAGATTATATAAATCTTAATTATAATATAAAATTAGTTAATAAAGATACGTGGGGAAATGTATATATACCAAATGAAGTAACAGAACCTTTGTTAAATGTAGACCCTGTTGATTTAAGAAATTCACCTGATTATATTTGTTTGTATGGAATTAACACCGTTGACTGTACGGTTAAAATATATTATGATGATAATAGAAGAAAAGGAAGAAATTGGGAAATAAAATTAAAAGATAATATGTTTATTATGTTTCCGTCAACTAATTTATATTTTATCTCAAACAAACAAAAAGATTCATTAAATTTTATACAAACAATTACTTATGAATATATTTAATTATTATTAAAATTTACAATATGCTTTATCCAACACTTTGTATAGATAATTTTTTTCAAAACCCAGATTCAGTAATAGATTTTTCTAAAACATTAGAATTTAAAAAAGGTGATGGAACTTGGCCAGGTGAAAGGACTGAACCTTTACATATCATTGATAATGATTTCTTTCAAAGAACAACATCAAAAATAATGGCTTCCTTATATCCTAATGAAGTTCATAATAAAACTATGCAATGGCAAGCAGCTCAGTTTTTTCAAAAAATAAAAACAAATGAACATATCCATCCAGGTTATGTTCATCAGGATTTAGAAGATGCATTTACCTCAATTATTTATTTAAGTGACGAGGAAGATGCAGGTACTGCTATTTTTAAAATTATAAAAGAACCTGTTCCAGATCATCGCGATATTAAAATAAAAAATTATTTAAATAAAAAAAAATCAAAAAATTTTTTTAAATCTATTAAAAACAATAGAGAATGTTTTCAACAAACTTTAGAATTTACTTCTTTAAAAAATAGAATGGTATTATTTGATGCTTATCATTTTCACGCTGTAAATAATTTTGGTAAAAAACAAAAAGAAAGACTCACTTTAATAACTTTTTTTAAATCAGTTTCTAGAAAGGACGGACAGGGTTTGAGATTTCACGTAAATGAATGTATAAATGGATAAGTCATATATACTATATTAATTAGAAATTTAAAAAATGAATTTAAAAAACTACTATTATTATTTTTCATCAGCTCTACCACCAAAACTATGTGATGACATAATTAAATATGGTTTATCACAATCAGAAACTATGGCTAGAACAGGTAATTATGGAGATAGAGAACTTACTAAAGATGAAATTAGAGATATGAAAAGAAAAAGAAATTCAGATTTAGTATGGCTCAATGATCCCTGGATATATAAAGAATTGTATCCATACGTACATAAAGCTAATACAGATGCAGGTTGGAATTTTGAATGGGATTGTTCAGAATCTTGTCAATTCACAAAATATAAACTTAATCAATATTATGATTGGCATTGCGATAGTTGGGATAAACCTTATGACAGGAAAGATCCTAATAATCCTGAACACGGTAAAATTAGAAAGCTTTCGATGACTTGTCAATTAACTGACGGGTCCGAATATGAAGGTGGTGAATTAGAATTTGATTTTAGAAATTATGATCCACCTATGCGAGATGAATTAAAACATTTAGTACAATGTAAAGAAATATTACCAAAAGGATCTATCATTATATTTCCTAGTTTTGTATGGCATAGAGTTAAACCTGTAACAAAAGGAGTAAGATATTCATTAGTTGTGTGGAATCTTGGATATCCGTTTAAATAAAATGCAAATATTTGAATTTTTTAAAACACCAATCTATATTGAACAAAAACCAGATTTTATTAAATCTTTGAACAAAGCATCTGATAAATACATTATAGATGCAAAAAAAAGAGTAAAAGAACATATAAAAAATTATGGTGATTTTGGAATATCACATCATTCAACAACACTTATGGTAGACAATAATTTTTTAGATTTTAAAAATTATGTTGGTAACAAATCTTGGGAATTTTTAGATTTACAAGGTTTTGATATGCAACAATATACTACTATGTTTACTGAATTATGGGTACAAGAGTTTTCTAAAAAAGGAGGCGGTCATCATTCAGCTCATATACATTGGAACCAACACGTATCAGGATTTTATTTTTTAAAATGTTCTGATAAAACATCTTATCCTCTCTTTCACGACCCAAGAACAGGTGCACGAACTACTAAACTAAAAATGAAATCAAATGAAAATATATTTAATGGTACAGAATTAATTCACTTTAAACCTGAACCAGGTACCCTTATTATATTCCCAGGTTATTTAGAACACGAGTTTATGGTAGATTATGGCATTGAACCATTTAGATTTATTCATTGGAATATTCAAGCGGTTCCAAAAGAGATGGTAAAAGATGTCGTTTAATAAAAATAAATACACAGTTATTCGTAAAGCAATCTCAAAAGATTTAGCCACGTTTGTTGCAAACTACTTTTCTATGAAAAAACAAGTTTATGATACTTGTCGTCAAGCTAGATATATTTCTCCATATGAAACTTTATTAGGTTATTATGAAGCTGAGAATCATCAAATTCCAAATACTTATTCTTGTTATTCAGATATAGCGATGGAAACTTTATTATTAAAGTGTCAGCCAGTTATGGAAAAAATAACAGGGTTACAATTATATCCTTCTTATACTTATGCAAGAATTTATAAAAAAGGTGATGAACTTAAACGACATAAAGATAGGTTTAGTTGTGAAATATCAACTACTATGAATTTAGGTGGTGATCCGTGGCCAATCTATTTAAGTCCAAAAGAGAATGTTGGTATTCCAGATGATAAAAAAGGAATAACAGCAGCAAGTAATGCCAAAGGAGTTAAAGTAGACCTAAAACCTGGTGATATGTTGGTTTATAGGGGAATGGAGTTAGAGCATTGGAGAGAAAAATTCAAAGGTGAAGAATGTGTGCAAGTTTTCTTGCATTATAACAATCGTAAAACACAAGGAGCAAAAGATAATATGTTTGACAAACGTATTCATCTAGGTCTTCCAGATTGGTTTAAACGATAATATAATCTTATGATGGGTGCAGTAATACCACCACATACCACATTACTGCCATCCTTTATAAAAAATGAAAAATTTTTATAGTAAATTAAAAAATTATAAGGTAGCAAATTTAAAACAAAGAAAAACTGAGTTATGGGATGTAGAAGGTATACTACATAATCAAAAATTTAAATTTGATACTAGACCTATTCAAAATAATATTAAAATTGGAAGTTTTAAAACCAAAGCTGATAAAATGGTTTTTGATATTAAAGACCAGTATATTATTGTTGATGTCGAAGAATTACATAAATATATTAAGAAAAATAAATTTACAGAATTAAATTTACATTCTTTATTAAAAGAATTAGATTGGAATATTATATTAGAGAAATCAAAATGAAAATAATTGATACATTTAAAATAGGTATTTTAATACAAAAAGATTTTTTATCTAAAATAGAATGTCAAGCAATAATAAAAAAATCTAGCAAATATCAATTCACTAATCATAATGCATTAAATGGAGATTCTTTAACTACTTATAATACTAAAAAAAATGAAATATCTGATTATTTAACTGCTAATCAAATCTTTAAATTACGAAAATTAATAAACTCATATTGTCAATCAACAGGGTTTCCAACAGTTAATATTTCTAATGCTTGGATTAATATACAAGGAAAAAACACTATACTAAAAAAACACGCACACCCTTTATCTGTTATTTCAGGTGCATTATTTTTAAAAACAGATCAGGATAGTTCAGGTTTATATTTTTCAAATCCTTTAAAACATCATTATCACCCTATTGAACATACTACTCCATATAGTTTTGAATATTATAAAATAAATGCAATACAAGGTACTTTAGTTATTTTTCCTAGTTGGTTAGAACACTCATCAAATGAATTAATTAATAATTCTAATAAAAGAATAGTATTGAGTTTTAATACATATAAAATATAATTGATATCTAAGCTAGAATGGACTATATTTTTGGCCAAAAAATAGTATAATGGTTTATTATGGCTTTAAAAAAACTAGGTTTCAAACCAGGATTCAATAAACAAACTACAGCATCAGGAGCAGAAGGCGAATGGATAGATGGTGATTTTGTTCGTTTCAGATATGGCTTACCTGAAAAAATAGGTGGTTGGACACAGCTAACTGTAGCTAATAAAACATTGCCTGGAGCCGCGCGAGCCCAGCATACGTGGATAGCAATTAGTGGCGAGAAGTACGCAGCCATTGGAACACACAAAGGATTATTCTTATTTTATGGTGATGCCTTTTATGACATTACACCATTAGAAGCAGCTATTACATCTTGTACATTTTCATCAACAACAGGTTCAGCAACAGTAACGGTTAACAAAACATCACACGCACTAGAGGTTGGAGATTACTTCACATTTAGTTCAGTAACTCTTCCTGGTGGCGGGGAAACAGGATACGTTGCAACAGATTTTACAACCACACCTTTTGAAATTATTTCAGTACCAAATGCAAATTCATTTACGGTTACAATGGCATCAAATGAAACAGGTTCAGGAATGTCAGCACAAGGATCAACTTCTGTTAATCCATACGTAGCAGTTGGTCCCGCGTTTCAAACTCCTGGTTATGGTTGGGGTACTTATTTATGGGGTGACTCAACTTGGGGAACAGCAAGAACAATATCGGATGTTATTTTATCTCCAGGACAATGGTCATTAGATAACTTTGGTCAAATATTAATTGCAACCATTGCAGATGGTAGAACGTTTACTTGGAATGCAGGAGCTGTGAATCCAAGAACAATTAGAGCTACTGTTATGTCAGGTGCACCTACTGCATCTAGATTAACTTTAGTATCAGATAGAGATAGACACTTATTTCATTTTGGAACTGAAACAACAATTGGAAATACATTAACACAGGATCCAATGTTCATTAGATTCTCGAATCAGGAAGATTATAATACATACACGCCAACAGCTACAAACACAGCTGGTACATTTAGGCTAGATGCGGGGAACAAGATTGTAGGAGCAATATCTGGTAAAGATTATGTATTCGTATTAACGGATACTGCAGCTTATGTAATTCAATTCGTAGGACCACCATTTACATTTTCAGTTAGACAGGTTGGTACGAACTGTGGATTAATATCTCAACACGCATTAAGTTATTCTAATGGTGCCGTTTATTGGATGTCAGGAGAAGGTGGATTTTTTGTTTATGATGGTACAGTTAAATCAATACCTTGTTTAGTAGAAGACTTTGTATTCAGCAATGATGGAGATAATCTAGGTATTAATTATGATGCAGCTGAAACAACATATGCAGAACATAATTCATTATTTACAGAAATTAATTGGTTTTATCCAAAAGCAAACTCAACTCAAATTGATAGATGTGTAACTTATAATTATGGAGAAAGCGTTTGGTATACTTCATCATTAGCAAGAACTACATATGCAGATCAAGGTGTATTTGATTTACCTTATGCAACGGAGTATTCAA